ATGAAGTGGATTAAGACTGCGATTGGGGCGGTGATTGCGATTTCCGTAATTCCTATGGTTGTAAACACTATCGCTGACTTAACAGGCGAAAGTGGCGCATTAGCAGGTACAGTCGCAGGTACATTACTTGACCTAGCGCCCATTGTATTCGTTGCCGGTGTTTTGTCCTTTTTGTTTCTCAAAACTGGTTCAAGAGATTAATGTTTATTTTCGTGTAAGGGGGTGTAATATATGTTAGAAATATTCGCCCCCTACATGTTATTCATATCATTTCTCTTGACTGTTTTGTTCAATCTATGGTTAATCAGCAAAAATACTCGCTGGTTTGTTATCATCATTGCAAATTTATTACTGATTTTAATCATGGAGTTTTTGGACCTAGCCGAATATAATTTTTTAAATAAAATAGTCGATTGGATTGTAGATTTCATTGTTAATATAATAGGTGGACTAATTGATAAACTGTGGGATGTAATAAAGGATTTTATATCTGGTATTTGGGATGCAATAAAGGATTTTATATCCGGCATTTTCGGCTGAGGTTTTCGTAATCACTAATTAAAAAGAGAGGTATTTTATTACCTCTTTTTCATTTTTCTATATCATAACCATACTTTGAATAAAAAGTTTTTTTCTTTTTTCTATATAACCTATAACTTAGTTTAGCATTAAATAAAATAATTAATGATAATACAAGAGTCATATATCTATTAATAATTTGTGTTTTGTAAAATATTACTAGCATAATTGCTAATATAAGCATTATAATATCGAGAATAAGTATAGTATTATATTCTTTTGATTTTAACCATAATTTTTTAATTCTTTCTTTATCCATTTTTTATAACTCCTTTTTCTAATTTTATCGCTCTTGTCCTAGTGTATTCTTTTCTCAAATCGACGTCATAATTTTCTACTACTCGTTTCCCACCTAAATTAAATGGATTAATAACATAATCACTATTTAATAGGTGACCCATTTGTCTGAAGTTAAATTTTTTAGTCGTGGCTTTAAAACTGCTGACAAACTCACGTGTTTTAATAGAAAATTTATCTCGCAAATCGAAATCGCTGTAAAAACTTTTATCTTTTCTACTTACGTTAAATCCTCGGTTTTTTATTACGTACTTGTTGTTAAACTCCTCTCTATATTCATACCTTCCCGCACCCAAAATAATTATATCTCTAATTTCGGTAGGTTTTTCAAATTTACCTAATACTTTTTCTTCGCTAAACACGTCCAAAGTAATTTCACCGTTGAAAATAATACTATCAGTCATATTAAGATATACCTCACCACCATTTTTTAAAATATTATAACTAACTTCACTTATATAAGTTCTTGTGAATGCTGTTATGTAACTTGCAATTACAGGATTGAAAAAGTCGCCTGCTCGGTAACCTGTCCAGCAAATTTCATCATCACTTTCTTTGAATATATCAGTCAATTCATAATTTAATCCATATAGTGAATTTATAATTGTTTTAAACATATCACTAACTGACTTATTACTTTTACTATATTTTATTCTATTTTCAAATAGATGATAGACTAAATTTTTATAAGGAAAAACACCGTCAATATGTTCTATACCGTAATAGTCTTTAACAATAACTTCAATACCGTTACGCATTAAGTAATCATATTCAATTTTTGTTATAATGACATTTTCAATGTACCCATAGGGCGATATATTAGCGTTATTTATAGGATTTTTTACAATCACAGGATGTATAAAATTTTCGTTATTAATTATAATATCACACCTAATAAAAGCATAATAAAAGTTATTTAATAATTTTTCACCGGTGTGATATTGTACTTTGTTTGTCAATTTAGGCAATTTACTTAAAGCATAAGGATAAGCAGCAGTTTCATCAGATATTTTTGCTTTCTCTATATATCCCAAAACATAACTCTCTATTTTCCCACCGTGATATGCACGCATAGAATAATCTAACAACTTGTCAAAATAAATACTTTTGTTGAACAAACTTTTAAACTGTAAATCCTTTATTTTAATTTCTTTGTAGGCAAGAAGGTAACTCCTCGCAATACTTCCATTGGTAAAAATTGTTTTCGGGTACACTCCCGCAAATTTCTTAAAATTTTCTAACATAATATTAGCAATATCAATTATAACACGATTATCAAGTTCATTTGATAGTAAAACCATTTTCTTATATTCACTATCATTATAATATTTATTCTTATCAATAATATGATATTCCTCACCTAGTTTTGAATAGTAATCTAACCCATAATTTTTCGCTACTTTTTCTAATCCGTCTTGATATAAATTTTTTAAATTATAAATTGTTATTCTTTTAGGTTTGTTTCTTCCGTCATTTATCGTAAATATAAAATTATCTTTGATTATATCATTTAATACAATTTCAAAATTTTTATATTTGTAAGTGTAAACAGGTGAAACTTTATTGACTCTTCGTAAAATTTTATATATTTCCTCTTCATTGTCAATTTTTGACAATAACATTTTTAAAATGTGAGTGTTATCATATCTACTCCATGTTAAAATGTCACATTTTTCTCTAATACTTTCAATTAGCAAATCATGAAAAACATCATAAAAATCATTTTCAGCATAACAGTATTTACCGTTCAAAACATATCCAAAAATAAACAATTCGTTTTCAACAGTTTCTATGTCAATACTGTTGAACTTGTAACTCTTATCAAAAAAGGGCTTAATAACGCCCCATTTTATAATTTCCTGTGCGAGTTTCATAACTAAACCGTCCTTTCATAAACTATTTTTTAATATAATAATCAACAATTTTATAAGACGTTGACCTAGGATTGTGAGAAAAGACTTTATACCCTTTCCCATATCGTCCACTATATTTTACAATAGTCGTAGTACCTTTTTTCTGATAACCCCGGGCTAAAGCACTATGATGAAACTTATAACCACGTCTTTCTAATTCTTTAACTGTTAACATAAAACGCACCCCCTTTCACTCACTATTTTCACTTTTATCACTTTTAAAAAACCATAAAGATTTAACAATATTTATAGTTATTAAAAGGCTTAAATAAACAGTATAACCTATATATGTTAAAATTATAATCACCGCAGGAAAACCTATAATAACGCATAATATAAATAACCAAATCGGCAAAGTTATCATATACTCACCCCTTGTCTTTATAACATATTATTTTACCACTTTTTTTATCTCGTACAACATCTAACTCCCTAACATCTACACTTCCATCATGTAGATATTCTACTATATAACTCGTTCTAAAATCAAGTCCATGTACTAGTTTTTTAATAATTTCTGCTGTATCATTGTTAACAATATTTTTTAGTTTCATAATATACTTCTCCTTTCTAAGTAAGATATAATTTCTTTGATGTTCTTTACAGGCAACTCATCATATTTACCAATCTTTTTAATTACCGGCTTGCCCCCATTATCAGAACAAAAATCCGCCCATGGTAACCAGTACAAATCGTGGAAATTTCCTTCACGGTCAACCACCGTACAAGTAACCAAAAGTCCACCTTTTTCATCAGTTTCTAATAACATAGGATGGCAGAAGGCATATTCGCATCCGTCTATTTTCAAACTTCCTATTTTTCTGGAAAAGTATAGAAATAGTTTTTCATTCATAATCTTTCTCCTTTTCTTTTGTAAATCTCGAAATTCTCGTCAACCTGCATATCTCTCTTTGCTCTCTCATAATCAGTAATATTATTACTGACCATGTAGTAGAGCATGTAGTATGCTTGATCAACGTTTATGTTCATATCGTTCATTATCATTTCAACAATGCTCATGGTATAGTCTTTATATCGCGGGTCATGAGTGTACATGCCCCAGCGACGATAGACAGTGTCGTTTGGCTTTGTATTCATATAATTTAAATATTTCAAATATTCTCTCTCTACTTCTTTACTACTCATCTTCTCCACCTCGCTTTCACCTCTTTCATCTCTTTCAATTTCTTTGTTTTCACCACCTATTCAAATCTTTTACTTTTATTATTGTAATACCATTCTGCTTCTCTGTCTCCGTCAATATACTTTATCACATTTACATCGTAACCCATGTTACCAAGCTTTCTCGCTTTTGCCATTGCAGCCATTTTACTTCCTTTACCAAAATAATCAATATAATCATAATCATAATCGTCAATTTTCCTATATTCGACCGAATACATGATTTCCATTCTTTCACCACCTTCATATTTTTATTTAACTATTATAAAAAAGCCATATACCATTTTTAAGTTTGAAGTTTCTGCTATCTATTCCGCATAATCGATTTTATTAATCGCTATATACGGCTGATTGACCCACTCATCATCGTCGTTCTTATAAGAGTTAACCTTTAAAAATCCTTTTATCTTTACACGGTCTCCCCTCATAAATACATCACTATTCTTCCTTAAGCCAAACTGCGTCGCTTTGAAAGAGTATTTTCTCTCTCTTTCATCGCCTTTTTTGTCAGTATATTTCTCCGTTACTTGTATAAAGTAATTGTGGAGTTCCTTACTGTTATTATCATACCGAACGACATCGCTAAACACGACCGTGCCTTGCAAATTTACGTATGCAAAATCTTTGTTATTTTTATTTTTTCCTTTACTCATTTTATTCTCCTTTCATAAATATAAAATTTTTTAATGGTATATGGCTTTTTCATCCTATTATTTTTAGAGAGTTTGCGGCACTCTCTGAGCCTTATTTAAAATTCAGCGGAAATATTTGTCTTTAAAAGGTTTTGTATATTCCCTCTTAAAATCCATTCGCTCGTTAAACCAATCGAATTCATAAAGCCTCACTTTAACTTTCATGTTTATCCTATCTAGATAAACCAACTTTATTTTTATTCCTCGAATTTCTATTTTCTTTAATTCAAGGAATTCATGGCTTTTGTCTATAAAACTAAGCGTTTCATTTATTAATTGAAACATTTTTCCGTACATTATTTCACCTCACTTTCTCATTCCTTTTTAAATACTATTATAGTATTTTCATAATGATAAACTTTAATAACTTTCTTTCTTAGTAATCGAAGTGGTATTTCACTTATATAAAATTCTTCAATATCAGCATTCAGCCTATCCATTAAGGATGCAGAGGACGCTGAACATATTGTCAATTTCTTTAATAAATCAAACTTTATTACATCATTGTAATTATTTAATAGTTCATATAAAGTGATATTTTCTTTCATTTCTTTCACCTCTTTTCTTTTACCTCATTAAAGACAATTTTATAATTTACACCATAACGCTCTACATTAAATCCTAACTTACCATAATAGTCTGCAACTTCTTTTCTAAAATTTATGCTATAACCTAAATTAACTAAATCATTAAATACATACATAACATTTTTTAAAAAATCAAGTGTATAATTCTTTCTAGGATTATTTAATAAATTAGTAATTTTTTCTTTTGTATCTTTTAATTTTATCATTTTCTTTTACCTACCTTTCATTTAACAAAGATTTCTATTATGTTCTCATAATAATCAGCATTAATAACTTCTTTTCGTAAAAGATGATATGGTATATCACCAATAAAATATTCTTCCGCATACACATAACCACATGACGAAATACAAAAAATTTTAACCTTGTTCATTGACAATATAATCTTTCTTTCATCACTATACAATAATTCAAATAAAGTCATTTTTTCATCTCCTTTCACCTATGATTATACACCATTTAATAATTAATGTCAAGCATTTTTTTAATATTTTTTTAAAATTTTTTTAAAGAAAAATAGAATAGACTTATAAAATCTATTCTATTAATTCGTTCGTGTCGTAATATTTAAAATAATCGTTTAAATTAACCAATTCACTTCTTATAAATCTAGTAAAATACCCGTCGATTTCGTGCACGTCAACCTGAAATATTCCATCTCGTAAATTCGTCATCTGAAAAACCGCCAGGGCTTGACGACGAATTCTAATATCTAGATGCAAAATATACTGTGTAGTCGCTAATAACAGTATATTCCGCTTGCGTAACTGAGAGAAAAAGTTTTGTATAACTCTGTTATTCTGCTTCATAAAATCCCGACTGTCAAAATATATATGTATTTCGTCAAGTAGCATTATAGAATTGTTAAAATAGTTAGGATTATCACTTATTACTTTTAATATATCAATAGCATTTTCACCCATTTTTTGTATTTTATCAAATGTAATTCTTTCGTAATCAATACCAAAAAGGGAGTAATTAGAGTACACCTTTTTATCATTAGTATAATTATCAACTAACAACTTTGTTATAAAAGCAGTTTTCCCCGAGCCTTGACGACCGATTGCTAAGTAAAACCCATGCATTTATATCACCTGCTAGCGTATATAAACTTCGTAATTATTTCGTCCATAGTAGCGGGCATGATAGTATTTATTTTTATATCTAATATATGTTCTCCCGCTAAAATCCTTTGTGTAAACAGTCCTCATTCCATAAAAGACTCTTTTTCCGTTCTTAAATATCAATACGTTTTCTTTACCTACTGGTCTATAACGCAT